CGTATTATCAACTGATGATCGTTTAGGAATTACTCTAAACGATGGGAAAGATACTCTACATCTAACAAACGATACAGTTAATGTAGGAATGACGATAGGTAATGATCCTACTCGTGTTGAACTTTATCGTGCCAGTGGAGACGTATTAGCTACTGATGACGTTATCCTAAGCACAGTCGCTAGTGGAAAAAATACCATTAGTCTAACAGATACGACAACAAATGTAGGTTTAACTTTAGGCCATGACACAAACCTTTATCGTTCTGCCGCTAATACTTTAAGAACTGATGACAGTTTTATTGTAGATGGAGCCACATGTTCAATTAATTCTACAACGATAACTTTGGGCGATGCAAATACAGACACGCTTGATATCAATGCCGGACCAGTTAATCTAAGAAATTCTACAACTCCAGCTGATGCGCTTGTTTTTGGCGTTACTAATTCCGCTAACTTATATGGAAATAGCGATACGTTATTCACAGATGACAGCGTAAATATTGCTCAAAACCTAACCGTAAGTGGTAATTTAAATGTATCCGGCACAATGATTTTGGGAGATTTAGCCGCAGATACACTTACAATTAATGCTGGCCCAGTTAATCTCCCAAATGCTACAGCTGCTGCAGATGCTTTAGTTTTTGGCGTTACTAATTCCGCTAACTTATATGGAAATAGCGATACGTTATTCACAGATGACAGCGTAAATATTGCTCAAAACTTAACTGTAAGTGGTAGTTTAAATGTGTCTGGAGGGATGATATTCGGTGATTTAGCAGCTGATACACTTACAATAAATGCTGGACCGTTAAATTTACCAAATGCTACAGCCGCAGCTGATGCGCTTGTGTTTGGAAGTGCAAATAGCGCTAATTTATATCGTTCTGCTAATGACACTTTAAAAACAGATGATAGTTTTATTATAGAAACAAATTTAAGCGTCAATGGAAATTCTACTTTAGGTAATAGTTATACTGATCAAATTTTAATAACTGGAAAACTTCTAATAGGTACTCTTACTTATAGTGGAGCAGGAGTAACAACTCAAGTCAACTCGATACCAATAACTACCGACAAGGTAATTGTAACTGGCGCCGGAATATTAAATGGATCTTTAAATCTTCCTGCTGCGATAGTTGGAATGGAAATAGAAGTAAAAAATAGAGCTGGTCAAGCCATTAATATTTATGCAAATTCAACACCTGGAACAGACAGAATATTCGATGGTGGAACCCTAATTGCAAATAACACAGCTTTATCAATAGCGAGTTTAGCTAATAGAAATTTTGTGTGTGCCCCATCAGGCGGAATTAATATTTGGTTTACTTAATCTAGTAAAATTAATTTAAATTAAATTTTACTGTGCTTTAGTATACTTGAAATATAACTATCTAATTGATGATTATAAGATATATCTTGAATTTCTTTAATTGAGTCTAGGTTTTGATCTACTGGATTATTAATATAATCTAATATTTTATTAGACCAATTTTCTGGGTTTTCATTGGCGATAATAAGATTTGTAATTTGCTCTGCTATATCTTTTTGCTGATTGCTCATCTTCTTGATGCCGTGAATTTCTCTTAGTTTGGCGGAGATTTCGTCATTTAATTTTTGAGCTTTAATTAAATTATCTTTAACTTTAGAAAGACTATATTTTTGTTCTACTGAAGCTTTTGATTGCTGGCCTTGACCAATAGGTTTGACATTCTTTGTTTGCTGTTGAATACCAGATGAGCCAGCTGGTCTTCCTGCTGCGCCAGCTCCTCCACCAATTAATGGTTGATAAAATCCTTTATCTTTTAGATCTTTGTATTTTTGTTGAGATATTTCTGACTCTTCTGAATTTGGTAATCTACCAGTTTCTAATGCTCTTAGGCCTTCTTCTGGGGTTAATATGCCTAACTCCATAAGTCTATTGTAAACTCTAGAATACTGAATATCATCTTTGAGATCTATGTCTTCAAAATGTGGCTCTGGATAATTTTTGAATCCTAGATCTTTGCTAATTCTTCTAATTTCTGGGACTAAGAATTCATTAATAAACGCTTGACGAGCTTGTTTTAATCTTTCAATAAAAACTTGCACTTTAATACTTTGATTTGCGAATTTTTCGTTACCTATTAATATATTATTTAAGCCAATTTGAATGTCTCTATCAACTACTTCGTATTTTTCTGGTCCAATTAAATTACCAATTTCTGGTATTACAAATTCTGCTTTAGTCGTATAATCTGCAATTAATACTCTACCAACGCTTTGATTTTGAAAAAGTCCTTGCATTGCTTCTAAATTCTTCTGATTAATTCCACCCTTGTCTGGGTCAGTACCCATAGTTACTAGCAGAATAGCTTGTTGCATTGTCCTCGTAATTGCCATATCCATCTTTTTCATTTCAGCTTTCCAGTTGATATCATCTAATACTGGAAAACCCATAGGCACAGCAAATGGTTCGTAATCTTGTTTCTTATAAAAAACTGCATTAATTTTTGTCGCATCTAAAGGAATCGTAAGAGACCCTACGGTTCTTTGTTGAAGCATTTTAATTGTTTCTGAAGGTAAACTATTTAAAACCTCCTTGTCTTCGTCAGTCTTTGGACTTCTTAACCTTTCTAATTCATAATCGCTCAATAATTTATAATATCTACCTATTGCAAAATTTATACTTCCACCAATTTGAATATCTGCTGGATTTAATATAATATACCTTGATGGTAAATCAACCGAAGCTTTACTTGTTAATCCGAAAGTCTGAGTAATTTTTACTATATCTGCATCTGATACTGATGTATCAAATCTATATATAAAGACATTTCCTGATCTATAATATTCTCTAAAGAATTTATCTTGTAAATCAGATATATTAATTTTTCTAAATAGGGCTTCAAAAAAATCTCTAGACTTCTGACTTCCACCCTGGAAATAAATATTATTAGTACTAAATTCTGTCATTAAATCAATAGTATTTCTAAAAATAGCAAAATTATAATAACATTTTTGGCATAAAATTACAGCGTCTCTTATGTTTAAATTAGAGTTGCCCTTTATACCTCCAGAATATTTAAAAGGTATAATTCCATCGTCTATATTCTTATATCTATCAGTCCTATTTATTGAAGAAGCTGAATTTCTTCTTATTTTAGTATGTTCTGGATCATTAAAATGTGCTTGAGAAGCTTCCGCTACCATAAATGGCATCGCTTCGCTATTTTTATTTTTTTTTGATTTATTTTGTAATTTTTTAGGCATTTTCAATTAATATTACACGTTATTCAATCATTATAGGCTTAAAAGTTGGAATTTCTAATGTTTTTTCAACGGACATAAGGTCATTATAGCACTTATATGCCCAATTTGCAAGCATAAGAGCTGAATAATTATCTTTTCTAGCTTTGTTCGCTGAAGAGCTTCTTTTTAAATGCTGTGGAAGATCAAAATTTTGATTACCTCTACTTGTAGAAGAATACTCTACTAATGCGCATTGTTTTTTGGTTTGATATATATAATCATCTTGATTTTCTATAAAATCTAAAGTTGTCCAATCTTTTTTATCATCTGTTCGAATTGAATTTAAATTTGGACAAACATTAATTGTACTATTAAAAAAGTCTTCATTACCTGCCGTACTAGAAGCAAACCATATTTTCTTATAATCTATACAAGCTTGAAGATGTTCGTTACCTTTTCTAATAAAATTACTAGTAAATACTTGATTTAATGCAATCCTTTTATCTTCTAGATTATATTTTACTCTTATATTTTTTAACATCATTTCGTAATCATTTCCTTCTAGATCAGAATCAAATTCAAGAGTTTTTATATTAATATTATCTTTTTTGAAAAGCTCAGACTCATTACATGAAGATAAAAATACATCTGCCCCAGCATTATCTATAATAATAAATACAATATTAAAATTAACCATAATGTAATGAAGATAGGCTACATGGTTTTTTAGGTTTCCTAAACCAGCATACGTATGAACCAAAGTAGAAGTTTTTGTAATCTCGTCTATTTCTAAAACTGCCATAGCAAAATAATCTGCATTCGGACTATCGCTCATATTAGGGTCGATGCCTAATATATATTTTTTATCTTTCTCGCCTCTTAATAATGTATGAGGCTTTTCTCCTAGTTTCAAAGTACATTCTTCCATCTTTTTTGCATTAAAATAACTATCACTTCCATCCGTAAATCTAGCGCAATATTCTCTAAGAAAACTACTATGACTTGCGCCACCTGCTTGGGCTTCTTCGATAATTGTCTTGTCTATCATCTCTTCTGGTAAAGCTTCATAGCTTAACTGACTCACAAAATATGTAGCTTCTCCTTTATCTTTACTTTGAATCTTTTCTATCCATTCTTTATAAGTTTTATATAAATTCTCAAAAGTATAACTGGCTGAAGATAATGCTATCATCTTGCTTGTATTTTCGAACACCATTCGATCTTCTGGTTTCATCAATCCTTCTGATATTAATTTATCTTCTAATTCTCTAATTTCCATGCGTTCTTTAATATTCTGAGGCGCTACTAAGAATGGCATTAATACATTCTTAATAATTTCTTCTGGTAATAAAAGAAACTCATCAAGCACAAGAATATTCGCTCTAAATCCTCGAATCTTTTCTCCGTTTAAAGGAATTGCAACTATACTTCCTCCATTAATCTGCCATTCAAATTGATCATTTCTCTTTGCTTTTGCTCCAAAGCACTGAGCTAGTAATTCTGCGCCCTGACTATTGACTATTTTCTCTAGGTTGTTGAATATAAATCTCGCGGTTCTAAATGTTGGCCCAGCTATTAATATTTTTGTATTAGGCTCAAACACGCACTGAAGAAAACAGAATATTGCTGCAATAAAAGATTTGCCGCAGCCTCTACCAAAAACACATAAATTAAAATTTCTATTCATAAAAGCTTTTAAATGCAATTCTTGATAAGGAGCTAACTTTACTCCACTTATCAATTCTGTGGTAAACCCTAAATTAGCTCTCAAAAATTTAGCCAAAGTTATCTTTGCTTCTTTATCGTTTAAAAATCCTTTAAGCTCTGCTAATTCTGCATTAACATTATTGATTGATTTAATATATTTATCTGGACAATATATCATAATAATTTCATATCGTAAGCTAATTGAAGATCAATCTTTCTGTAAAAACAATTAGAGGCGAAAATAGCTTCTATTGTTCTTTTCATTTCTTCTCTTCCATCGACGAATAAAAATTGTAAATTATTAAATTCTTGAAGTAAAGATCTAACATTATGAAATATATATTCTGGTGTAGCTTTTATTTTTTTACTGATATGCGGAAGATATTGAAAGCTTAAAGCGTTAGATAATTTCTCCTCAATAACTACTATTAAATATCCTTGGTTTGCGTGAGCTTTCTGGATTTCATTTTTAAATCTATCAAAATTTTTGACACTTAAAGTACTTATAAAATCACTTAGACTTTTTCTTTCTATATAACAATTACAGTTATTATTACTCGCTGAATAATCTCCAAAAGCAAGAGTTTTAATTTCAAAAGGAATATTAAATTTAAGCCAATTCTGCTCTCTGGTATCTACAAATATTGTGTCTTTAATAGTTAATTTATTATTAAATTGATTAGATATATTTTTGGGATGTATAAATTTATTTTCTAGCCCTAAGTCGGAGCAAAGATCATAGTAATCTTTAAAAATTTTATTATAAAATATAATAGATGGACTCATTATCGTCCTAAGCTCTACTTGACTTGGAGAATAAATTAAATTTTTTTGATTTTTTCTTTTTAATATTAATTCTTTACAATATTCCTGCGCTTTTTCTAATGGCTGTTCTTTCAGCCATCTTTTCATATTATTCTTATCATTAAAATCGCTATTCAAATACTGATCTTTTGATTTAAAATTAATTACCTCACCGGTTAAAAGATCTTTTTTTGGGTAGTACTTATGATAATATTTCTCTTTGTTTAGACCATAACTCCTTAAGGCAAGATGGAGACTCTTCTCATCTTTAAATTCTTTGCCGTCAACTTTACAAACAATGCTCATCCATTTAATATCTCTTCTGTTGAAATTCCTAAAATTTTGCACTTTACTTCTTCCATAGAAGAAAGTCTTTCGATTTCTTTCTCTAGCGTTTTTTTTCTTAATTCCGCCATACGCAATAATTTAGCTCTACTTTCTTCTTCTTTCCACATTTGAACTAAATTTATTATAGAAGCAGTCTCTTTAACTTGTTTACTTAACCTTTCGCTTCTTTTTACTTTTAAATCATTTAAAAGTTTTTGTTGACGATTTACGCAATCGTTGTATTCTTTTCTCGCGGTGTTGCTAGCTTCAACAAGAGCCATTGGGATCTTTCCGTCTTCTTGTATTGCTAAATCTATTTGATTTTGAAGAACATTAATCGTTTGTTGAATATTTGAGGATATAACAACTTCGGTTGAAAGAACGATATATTGGTCTACTTCTTCTTGAGATAGATCACTTTTATCATAAGTATATCTTACGAAACTACTTTCAAATAAATCTCTGTCTCTTTCTTCATCGTAAAGATTAATTTGATGGCAAAATCTAAAAGTATTCATATACCCTATTAGGGAATTAATTTCTTTTTTTACTTTATGCGTCAACTTATTTTTATCTATACCATCTAAAACGTATTTATTTATTTTTGCTATCATTCTTTCTTCGCTTCTTGGAGGTTTATATTCATCTGTGGCGGCGTCTTCATTTTCTGCGTTATTAAATTTAATGTTATTAGGAATAGTCTTCATGTATTCTAATATACTTCTCGTTTCTTGGGAAAGATTTGTTAGAGCTTCATTTTTAAAAAGAACTTTGGCCATTTCTAATCCTGTCATCGTATAACAATTATTGCTGATGTATTCTTTCTGTTCTAAAGATAATTCAATTAGCCCCTTAGCCTGATACTCGTGACTCTTTTTGGGTTTTATCTGTCTAGAAGCTAAAAACATTTTTACAGCTTTTCCTTCTTTGCTTCTTCCGTCTAAGTCTTGTCTATCAAAGGCTAGTTGGACTAGTTCCGAAAGTGAGGGAGGATTTTCTGGCCGATTATTCCATTCGGTTAATAATTTAAGTTTTTGCTCTTCCGTTAAAATAAAAATCTCTTCATTCATAAGATATCAATGCTCCCATCATATAAATGTTTTTTAACTTTACATATTATAGATTTCTTAATATTTTTAATCTGTTTATACCCTGCTACTCTATTTTTTTCGCTAGTCCTGTATCCCATTAATTTAGCCACTTGCTCTTCGTTTTTGTTTTCGATATAAAGATATTTATAGACTTTCCATTCGATTGGTTTTAGAATTTGTTCCATTTTTTTATGAGTATTTATAACTGTTTGTTCTATATCAAAATTATCATTAGGAATTTCATGAACTTCTTGTACGTGGTTTTCTAAACTTAAAGTTAATTTTGTATCATGAGCATTCTTTTTGCTTTTCATCCAATTCGCATATAAAGGACATTTTTCGCATTGTTTCTCGTAAATTGAACATCCGTCCTCTGATTCGGCGGCAGAGCACTTTAGGCATGGACGTGTATAATTACTATAATTATTGCGTATCAAATTTTTAATTTGATTACTTATAATTCTATTGACCCAAGGAGCCAATGGCTTGGAAGAATTATATAGATGCCACTTCCTATATATATGAAATCTTAGAATCTGAGCTACGTCACTAAAATCCATCCACGCAATTGCTGTTAAGTTCCACTTGTTTTTTCTTTTTAAAATTTCTGTGTTGATCTCATTTATAAAATCTTCAAATCTTATTTTTTTACCCATCTGATTTATTCCTATTTGGTCTAGATGGTCTTAAACTCCCTGCCTCAGCTTTGAATTGATTTATAAAATCTTGATTCTTAACTTTATACGGTTTTTTGCTTTTTTTAGTTTTTGCTGTTTTAAATTCTGCAGTACTAGAAAGTGATTCTTCTGATATATTCGAAATTATATCCCCCATTTTTATTTTGCTAGGTTTTATATCTGCTATTTCAAAATCAATTTTATTTATATTTGGAATGCTTGCTGTAGATTCTTCCTCATCATCTTCGTGAATATCATCTTCATTATCTTCTATATTTAAAGATGGCTTATTAATTTTAATATTTTGCGGTTTTGTTATTGTCGGTTTTTGAGGCTGTGCTTTATTTATTACAATATTCTTGTCAAATGGTTTTCCGCAAGAACTACAAAATTTTGGCTTTACATCAGAATAAGTTGTTGGAGATCCACAGTCTTGACAATATATTTTTAGCATATATATATTATATCAAGAAATTTATAAAAAATCAAAATATATTTACTTCAACTCTTCAAATTTTTCAATTATATATGCTAGAATATCATTCCGCATTATGTCTTCTGATCCGAATTTAAAAGTTATAATTCCTTTATCAGAGCTTTTTTTGTCTTCAAATAAATTATATACTTTTTCAAATCCACTGTTTTTAATATCCGATTGTCTAATATCTCCAATTAGTATAAGTTTACTAAATTTACCCATTCTAGTTGTTATTAACAATAAATCATGTATGCTTAAGTTTTGTGCTTCATCGCATATTATATAACTGGCATTTATACTTAATCCTCTTAAAAAACCTACTGGTAATCCTTTGACCCTCTCTTCTTTTAACAGTCTTTCTACTTGATTTTTTGGTAAAAGTTCATGTAGTTTATCCATTAAGGGTTGAAGGTATGGATCTAGTTTACTATGCAAATCTCCTTTAAGAAATCCTAGATTATGCGTCGAGCTTTCTACGGGATTTCGAATATAAAAGATCTCTCCTATCTTCTTGTCATTTAAAGCTTTTAAAGCTCCATATACTGATAATAAACTTTTAGCTGTTCCTGCTGGTCCTTTACAAAATAAAATCTTAGTATTTTTATCTTGTAATATTTTTATAAATTCTTTTTGGTTGTCTGTCCATTGTAATTCGCGAATATCCAACATGCCTTCAATTTTATCTCTTTGAGGAACTACCGGGGATCTATCTTGTGACTTTTGCTTGTGTTTTTTAGACATTCTATGTTACAAAAATAATTACACCGTGTAATATAAAATAGAAATATTATGAGTTTTCTGAATGCTAACGTGCCGCCAATAGAATGTTATATTCGAGGAAATTATTTAAGAGATCAAAAAGATTCTCATGATAAATATTTTCAATGCCTTATTTTTGGAGTAACTAGTTTGCCTGGACAAGTTCCACTTTTTAATTTTATAATGGAGGATGGTGGGATTTGGTGGCATGCTCCGATTAGCGCATTTTGCACAAAAGAAGGCGTTCTAGAACAAGATCTTCATGAACTAGAGCTTTGGGATAGTTTTAGTTATCATATAGCCGTAACAAAATTTTCTATATTACAAAATAAAAAACTTAAATTTTTATCGCGTAATGGTAAAGAACATTTTGGAACTTATCTTTTTACTTTAGATTGGGCGCATAGTGATTTTAATGAAATAAACTTTGGTTTTAGTGAAAATCCTGGTCAACATAAATGGGGGCATGTTCTTCAATTGGATAATGGAAATTTTGCTATACAACCAAATAATAGGTTAAGGCTTTACGATCCAAATTTTGTTACTAAACAAGGACAAAATTTAATCGAAAGAAAAGTAAATAGTCATATTTTTACTGTAGAGAATAACCCAAAGTGGCACACAGAAAATAGTGATAATTTTGACTATAAACACTCGAAAATAAATGAATAAAAAAATAAATATAACAGATAAAAATATACTTGAAGGCGAAAAAGCTAATCCACAAAATTGTGGAATTGCCAGAGCAATTAAAAATAAAATGAAAAAAGAAATACAAGAAGTATCAGTTCTTGCTAATCAGGTTGCTTTAAAAATAGACAATAAAATGTTTGTAGCTCCTATGCCAAAAGAAGGCACAAAGTTTATTAAAAGATTTGACAGGGGACTAGCTGTAAACGCTTTTGAGTTAAATTTAAAATTTAAAAAAGGCTACGCCCTAGTTTAATTTAAAAAATAAATTGAACAATATCTCCTAGGTGTAATCTATAGGAGAGAGTGAAT